GCCTTCTGCACTTACTTCATCTTCAGTAATGTCTAACACAACAAAATTACCTGACGGTTGATATGTAGGCACTAAGTAATCAAAAGTTTTAAGTTTAAGTATTTCAAGTGGTGTTACTTGCATCAATAATGGTGCTACAAGTAATGCTAGTAATAAAAAAAGTTTCTTCATCCTGATGCTTGTATGATTGTAACAGATGAATTAGTACCACCATTTATTTTTACGGTTCTTGTTACACCATCTTGCGTAAATACGACTGTATATGATTGATCCGCATTTAAAGATATTTGACTACTTTGTGTTATTTGTCTTATTAATTTTATAGTATCACCATCAATTATAGTTGTAATATTAGTTTCAAGATCTTGACCTACTTGTGTGCCTTGTATGTCTACACCTGATACTGCATTTAGAAGTTCTGTTTGATTCTCTTCTTCCAGTATGTCTAATATGTCTAATAAATCTTCTAAGAAGTTACCAGCTAAGTAATCAATATCTAGTTCTGTAAACTCAAAGTCAGGATCTTCTTCTAGCAAATCCTCATTCAACAAATCAACGTCAAGTTCGGTAAAATCTAGATAATCTGCTGTCGTTGTTACGGTTTCTTCTGCATTTATAGTTTCTTCTTTTGGTGGAGATACAATCAACATGTTATCTATGAAGTTTAAATCTATATCTAATGTTACTGGTTTAGTTGGTGTTTGCTCGTATACCCTGGTTGTCGTAGCTTGATACGGTTGATTTAATATAACTTCACCCATAGCAGTTGATACAACTATTTCACCACTAGGATCGCCAAACTCATTAGGCAAAAGAATAATTAACGATCTACCAGTTTCATCTACGGTACAAGTAAAATCAGTACCTCTGACAGCTATATCGGCGGTAGGTGTTTTCAGAGATATGTTGTTTTTATTCAGATTGCCAGATATGAACCTTATTGTCCCGCTAGCAAAATTGAGAGCCATCTTGCTATTGTTTGGATTAGGATCATAAACATACTCATCAATTATTAAAGATGAATGCTCTGTAAGCCTTACGGTTGAGTTGTCTAAGAAAGTTATACCAATACGACCAGCTCTGGTCTGCACGTCGTCATATGAATATAGATCAAGATCTAACTCAGCAGGATATGGTTCGTCACGAAAGACCTGACCATACCCTCTAAGTTCTGTTATATCACCAATAGAATCAGCATGTAGTTTGAGAAGAACCGTCTGATTGCACAATACAAAAAGTGCTATTGGAACCATTAGTTGTAATTTTGAGATAATCCCTCGCTAGTGTTGATGATTGAATTATTGAGAATGTGTTACTTGAGCCATCTAGGTCTAGGTAAAAGTAGGCTGAATCGCTCGAAGTTGTGCCAGCATATCCGCTACCAGTAAAAGTAAGATCGTTACTGTCTCCAAATATATCTATATAGTTGACAGCGTTTTCATAATCAATATCAAATGCAAATTCATTATTATCACCGTCTATAATCCAGTCGAGATCGAGATAATCTGCATTAGAACTTTCGGCTACTTCAATATCAAATATGTTGCTTCCGCCTGTAACTTGTAAATTTAGGTTTGCATAGTCTGCTGTATAAGCTCCATTACTATTGAGAAGAATATCTAGAACGTTAGAATCACCTTGAAAATCAAAGTAACCAGTAACATTATCTGAGTTAATTCCATCAGATCTAAATATATTGCTACTACCAATCTGGTTGATAGTTAAAGTCATAGCGGTACCGTCTAAGTCTAAAGCGGTCATTGTTCCTGATACAGCACTTGTACCACCAATCAAGTTGCTACTACCAAGCTGTTCTAGTTTGATAGTGGCGTTTGAACCTGTTTGCTCTACAAAGAT